AAGTAGAACGCTTACAACCAATAAAGGTGAAGGGCAAAAAATATCTATTGCAATTGCCGAATACGTTGTACCATTTGATAAAACATTGAAAATACTGGACAAAGAAGTACAACGTGGTAAAGTTGGATATTTCAGAAAGGATAGCCAAGCAAACAGAGTTTATTACATCCACGATAAAGCAATTACTTTAACTGGAGAAGCTGGAGGTGGTGCAGCAAAAATGGGCCAATATTTATTTGGTTGCATAACACCTGATAGAATTGAAAAAAGACAAAACGGACAAAGGTTTAATGATGGAAAGAAATTCTATACACTAACCGCACAAGACAAACACGGAGTTTTAATTGAGGGTTACATTAGAAAATTAACACCGATTGAATGTGAAAGATTGCAAACTGTACCTGATAATTACTCAGCTATTGTAAGCAACTCACAACGATATAAAATGTTAGGCAACGGATGGACTGTTGATGTGATTGCTCATATTTTTTCTTTTTTAAAAAGAGGGGAAATTTTTAATAATTTTTCTAACGAAAATGTTTAATCGAAGCACTACACCCCTATTACCTGTAACGTTTGACAGCTTGGCGCATACTGTTAAGTTGTGCTAAGGTGTGGTTATACGTTCGGTTTGCGTGGGCAGGATTAACGAGATTATTAACTTAAATAAATATACAAATGGTAACAATTGATTTAAACAGAATTAGAGAAGCCTTGCCAAAAAGAGCAAAGGTTACACTTGGTAAAACAGACAAAGGAACGCCATACATTCAATGTATAGTAAGATTCCCAAGCCTATACGAAAAAGGTAGTAAAGAAGAAGAAAAGGACGTTGAACAAGTGTTTAAATGGCAACGTGAAATTATTGGCAAGGACAATATAATGGAGTTTTACACCGAAGAAACAGGCTCTCATTGGTATATTTATTTAAACCGAAAGCCAATGGAATTTGTAAATGTTGCAGACGAAGATATAAACTCATTTACAAAGATGAAGTTGGTTGAGAATGGTGCGTTGGCAAAGCAAACTGACGTATAACACCAAGCTAAACGACGGCTTTAGTCTCGTTTTAGCGACTGTTAAAAAGCCGTTTTAATGGCGTAATTTAAAAAAATAAGACTATGAAAAAATGTAAAAAATGTGGATGTCTATCTTGTGATGGTAGATGTAGTAGATGGTTAAGACCTTTAGTGTATATTTGCATTGGAGTTATAACAGGATGTTTAATTAGGATAATTTATGATTTATTATGAGTGAAATTGAGGTTTTCGTAGATAGAACAATAACTATTAGTGGTTTTAGTTCTGTCGATTGGTTTATTGAGAAGCACAACTTAAAGAGAAAAGATAGGAGCTTAGAGATTAAGACGTTAAGGCAATATTTAATGTATCTTTGTCGAAAAAACTTAAAACCATATAAAAATGGTTACACAAAAATCGGTTTGCGGTTTGGTAAGAGTCATGCAACGGCTATTCATTCAGAACGTTATATTAAAGAGTTGCTTGAAATAAAAGACAAGTACCTACGAGATTTAATTAAAAAACACGAGGAAGATATTAATTTAATTAATTGGAAAATCAGTTAAAAATGGAAAAAAAAGAAAAATATCTTGTAGCATTAACGGGATTAATATTATATTTAGCAGTCGCATTATCTCTAATTTTTGTATATTTGCACAACGAGGGTAACGAAATTAACAAAGAAATTACGATATTAAAGAAAAAACATCCTAGACTTTCACAAGAAGAAAAGGAAAAACTTGTAGAATTATGAGATACTTAACGGCTATATTTTATTACTTTTTGATTGCTTACGAACGGATATTACTAATTCCGTTCAGCAATGTAAGACCATGCACAATGCTTGGCGTTTACAAGAATGAGTTTGAGAAAAAAAGACTTTGGAAACGTGTATGGATTGGCACGTTTATAATATTAATTGTAAAAATTGTAACATGGATAATTTAAAAAAAAAACAGTTATACATTATGCTAAAAGATTCTGAAGCCAACCGTGAACACAAATCTAAACGTATTAATGAGTTGATTAACGAGAATGAATGGTTAAAAAAAAGATGTGATATTATGGAAAAAGGGGCAGAGATAATGAATCATGCTATTTCAAATCTTCAAAATGAAAAAACCGAAATCAGAAGAAACCACGAAAATCACGTTTTACAACTTAAGAGTAAAATTACACAAATAGAAGCCCCTTTGTTTGAAAAAATAAAAAATCTCAGCGAGGGAAATAAGCGACTAAACGAAAAGCTTAAATTTTTGTATGAAAGTTTAGTAAAACATGACAAATCTACACCCAATCATTTTCGAAATTGTAGATATGGTAATTACAAAAAAGAGCACGATGAAATAATCAATAAAAAACCTAACGTTGAACCTGTAACATTAAAAGATAACGGCAATATCTGTAACCCCATCACTAAAGACGAATTAAACATACCAACAGTTAAAGAAAAAGCATTTGATAAACTAACCGCCCCAGCACTTAGGATTATTGGTAAATACCTTGATTTATTTGGGTACAAACACTTACATATTGAGTTTACAAAGAAAGAAATTAAGTTACTAAAATCGTTGGAATAATGAGTAAAGAGCCATTTTGGAAGTTAAGGTCAAAGCATGGCAGAGATAAGCTTTTTGCTAGTCCTGAATTGCTTTGGGAATCAGCGTGTGATTATTTCAAATGGTGCGACGAAAACCCATGGGTAAAAACCAAATCAACATCAACATCAAAAGATGAATCACATGAAGAAACACCAACTCAAAGACCATATTCCAAGATGGGATGGTTCGTTTATATTGGATGTTCAGAAACATGGTTAACTAATTTTAAAAAGATTGCAGACGTAGATTTTTTAAGGGTCATAGAGCAAATAGAGACAATTATAGCAAAACAACAATGGGAGGGCGCTAGTGTTGGAGCGTTTAACGCTAACATAATTGCACGTACCTTAGGGCTTAAAGAACAAACCGAATCAACCAACACCACCACCAACATCAATATAAAAAGAAAAGCTATTGAGTTTGTAGAAAAATAATAAATTTTGGAGCAAGAAAATATAGTTTTTTCGAGTAAAATTAAACCACTTTTTGACCTATTAAAAGCGTGGAATAAAGTAGTTGAATTGTCAGTTGTAGGGCTTAATAATGAAGAAATTAATGAGTTATCACTACTAACAACAAAGAAAGAAATAACCAAAGAAGAAAAAGACAGGGTATATGAATTGTCTTTTAAAAATCTTTCAGGCAATCAACTCAAACAATTAGAATATTATTGGAAATTAAAGCAAGTCGATACCGTTTTATTTTCAGGGGGTCGAGATAGTTCAAAAACATTCAGCCTATCAACTTGGAACGTGATTGCCTGTGCAGATTACAACCACCGAATATTATACACAAGACAAACTATGTCTAGCACCGATAATTCTATTTCATCAGCACTAGAAAGTAGAATGGAGTTGCTCGAATTAGACCATGAATTTGAAAAAGCAAACAACAACTATACTTTAAAAAATGGAGAAAAAGGTAAAATTTCCATTACAGGGCAAAAAACATCAGTAGGAACGCAAACGGCTAAATTAAAATCATTAGAGGATTATTCGGTTTTCGTTACAGACGAGGGTGAGGAATTAACATCTTTTGAGGAATGGAAGAAAATCAAACGTTCGATGAGGGCTAGAGATGTTCAATGTTTGTCTATAATTTGCTTCAATCCGCCAACTAGGGAACACTGGATAGCGGAGGAGTTTTACCAAGGGATACCAGACGGATTTAATGGTATTATTGACGGAGTGATGTACATTCACACAACATACTTAGACAATGGTAAGCAAAACATGGCTGAACATAATTGGAATGAGTATGAAGATTTGCGATTAGCTTACGAATTGTATTTATCCACGCCAAAAGACGAAAGACACAATTTAGGCAAACTAACAGAAAAAAAATACAACCGATATAAATATGACATTCTAGGAGGTTTTAAACTCAAAAACGAGGGTGTAATTTATGACGACTACGATGTTGGAGAATTTGACGAATCATTACCTTTCGTTTATGGATTAGATTTTGGTTCAAACGACCCAGACGCGTGTGTAAAAGTTGCAGTCGATGAAAAAAGGATGATTATTTATGCAGAGGAAATAATATTTCAAAACGGACTTTCAACTAACAGTTTAGAAACTCTTTTAAACAACCGTGTAGGTAAGAAAAAGCAAATAGTGGGGGATAGTGCTGGAAAAAGAACAATAAACGATTTATGGGACGCGGGATTCAATATTGAGCGCACTAGAAAAGGGCGTGTAGTTGATGAAATAAAAATAATTAAAGGATATACTATTGTAATTTCAAAAAAAAGTTTAAATT